CCTGCAACGCTAAATGATTGGCAGGGAGTTCCTCCAACCAAAAGTCCAATTGATTCATTTAAATTCCATTCCTTATATTTTGTCATATCGCCCATGTTAGGGACGGTTGGATAGTGATGTGCTAATACTTCTGATGGGAACTTCTCAATCTCTGAATAGGCTACTGCTTCCCATCCAAGGTCGTGCCATGCTACGGTTGCTGCTTCTACTCCGCTACATACTGATAAATATTTCACTTTGTTTTTCCTCTGCAAAGTTTTTGTACATTTATTGGATCTGATTTTGTTACTTCTGAACAGGCATACACAGGCTCTTTGAGTGCCATTTGTACTGATACATTAATTAAATTAAGTACAGCTATGACGGCTAATGTCACGCCTGCTACCTGAAAGAAAATCATGCTGCCCTCCTAGGTTGATAGGTTTTAGACTTAGCGTAAGCAATGGCTCTGCTCTTAATCCAATTTAATGTAGTAATAGATGGTGGCTGAGGATCAGCTTTAAGTCCATTAGGGTAAACCCCAAACTTTTCTTTATACTTGACGGCGGCCCAACCTTCTTTGTAGTTCTTTTGCTTACCATAATATTGAAGCTCTGCCCAGAACTTAGTATTCTCAATTTGCAACTTGCGATTTGCAATTTGCAATTCTTCAAGCTTACCCGCTATACTAGTTACAGATTGGAATGGCTGCCTGGTATGACCGCAGGAGGAGCAAGTATTAGTCTTTGATGTCCAAAGGGCCGCACAAACAGGGCATTTTGCTTCTTTCTTTTCTCGTTCTGTAGGCTCACGCTTAGTAGTTTCCCCACCCGCTTTAAGCTCTGTAACGCCATCGTGATATAAGCCGTCCCAATCATCTCTAAACCGCAGAAAATTACCCGAATGATCTAAGAGTACACCAAACTTTTTGCCCTCATGTGGACGCAATACGCGCCCTATTTGTTGAACATGAGAACTGAATGACTTACTAAAAGGGCGAGCTGATATCCCAATGCAAACATCGCTAACATCAAACCCCCTAGTAAGAATGTCAGTAGCAATAAGACCGTGTATATTAGTGTCGGGACGCCCGAAATCTTCAATAACTTGTCTTTTAAATTCATCATCTTCCTTGTATGAAATAGATACAAAATTAAATCCTGCTTTATTAAATTGATCAACTAGCTCTCTGCCATGTTCTACGCCCGCACAAAACACAATGGTTTTCTTGGGCATACCAAAAATTTCATAAGTTTTTTTAGTCCATTCTTGAACAATATCACCAACAATTTTCATGCCACGCTCTGTTACTTGATCAGGAGACCACTCTCCGGCAACCTTTACAACTCCAGTCATGTCAATTTCTTTGGCAATATAAACTTTAAGTGGAACTACCCAACCATCTTCAACTAAGTTGCTCATTGGTTGAGCGCCAATAATATTGGTATAGATATCGGCTAAACCTTTAGTAAAAGGTGTGGCAGTAAGGCCAATCACCTTCATGTCAGGATTAGCTTTAATGTAATCTACTGTAGACTTGTAGTTAACATGAGCCTCATCCACGATGATCATGTCAAAGTTTGGCATATTCTTTTTCTTAGCCAAAGTTTGAATAGAGCATATTTGGATGGGTTCGTATGGACGAGATCTCCAATGACCAGATTGCAGTACGCCATGAGGTATATTGTATTTAGTAAGCCTGAGACTAGTTTGCTCAACTAAAACAATTCGATCTAGGATCATTCCTACTCGTTTGCCTTGGCTTGCTGCTTCCTGCATGATTGCCATAGCACATTCGGTTTTACCGAATCCTGTAACGGCACAAAGGATTTGACGATTATGTATCTTAAATCCTTCTTCTAGTTTTTCTAGTACTTCTTTTTGGTGAGGGCGTAACTCTAACACTTGAACTCCTAACTACTAGGAACCGCCTAGCTTCGGGTTAATTGGGACTACCTGTGCAGACGGGGGTAGTCGCTCCGTGTTCTTTATTACTACTGCACTATCTGAACAAAAGGTGGGGTACTCATGTGGGTATGTGAAGCCCATTTTCTAACTTAACCTACAGGCTTTTTAAAGTCGCCGAGCCGACTGTGCATTTTCCCCCGTTGTTTATTTTGTTGCTAATTGTTTTTCAGCTTTTTCTGCTCTGCGTTTCCAATACTTAATTTGATCTTTAAGATCTGCTACTTGATTCATGTAAGTATTTGCTTGTGCTTGAGCGGAGTTTAGGGTTGCTGTGAGAGTTTTGATTTCAGATGACATCTCCATAAGCTTATTCTCAGCCAACCTTTTTTCCTCATCAGTACCTTCCATCGTAGCGACCGCAAGTCTTTGGATAAGTTGCTCATTCTCCTGAGCAATGGCTTGCATTTCTGATCGGATCTCATCTTCAAAATCCTCAGCTTTGGGCTCCTGGAATGTACTCGGTTGATCTTCATCTCTAACTACCTTCCTTTGAATTTCTTTACCTTTTTGAATTGCTTTAACTACTTCAGGTTGAATTCCTAATGATTTGCGAATGCGGCCAACAGTCATAGAAGATACTTTGGCGGCTTTAGCAATCTCTCGATCGCTCCATTCAGACCATTCAACATCATCCAAAAGCATCATTACTTTTTTGCGTTTGTCGTCATTGGTAAGTCGTAAACCATGACCATCATTGGCACCAATTGCGTATAGAGTTGCTTGACGCATGGTTCCATCAATAATCTCTACTTCAATGTCTAATAGCCCAACCTTTTTATGAGCAAAATAGCGGTGCCATCCATCCACGAGATAATAGCTAGATCCAACTCTGTATAGCTTAACGGGTGGTAGCTTGATGCCTTCTCTGAGTGCCTCGGAATATTCATCTACAACTTCCTGATTTAATCTGCAACGTCCTTGTAAAGAACTTTCAACCTTAATCTCTGTGAGTTTCATTTCTATCCTTATTTTATGCTGTTAAGTGCCAACTGCAAGTCGTAATCTGATGTCTTTTTATTGTTTGCCAAACGCAATGCTTCGTTTGCACGTTCTCTCCATCTTATCACCTGCTGAACTGATCCTTGCATGACATGAGTAGGTACTTTCCCTACTTGACTTTTAATCTCTTCTCTTAAATTCACTTTCCACATTCCTTTTCGTGGTTATCCACGTCTTCTGCAATTGGTATTACATAATTTGGTTTGTTGCCCGTATATGTTTTTACAGGTTTTTTACTAAAAATTAACTCCCAGGCTTCATCAAACTTATCCATTGTTACTCCCAATGGACGTTGCATATCACCTTTACCACCGTCACGCATAAATCCCCCTTATAGCTATATCTTATTATCTATATGTAAAGTGTTACCCAAATGGTGGACGCACCTCTGCCTCCCAGTGCGTCCTTCAACTGCTACCCGTAATGGAGCCACAGCACCCGCCAGTCGTTTGTAGAATCGGCACTAGCTTCGCCACCGATCTTTGCGTTGTTACATCTACTATCCCCCAGTAACGCTTGTATCCTAGTCGCTGGTGTTTTTAGCCGTCCAACTAGAACCGTGAAAGAAAAACCCCACCGTTAGATGAGGTCAGTTTCGTTCATTGAATTTAGTGTACCACAGGAAATTGTGAGAATCACTATAGGGATTTCCCTACTTAAATAGGAATTTCCCTACTTGAATAGGAACTTCCCTATTTGAAAAATGGGGCGGTAAACTCACGCCCCAAACACCCTCACGAGATGTGACTGAATTCTATCAGATGATGTAACTTGTTGCATCAACAAGTTGTAACCTATAGGTACTATATTAAAGAAGTTTTTAATACCTTTAGGTATGATTAAAGTATTCTTTAATGATGACCTGGCATCCGCCACCTTTTATTTTTTCGCCCCGTTCCACGGATAAACGCCAAACTTGTTGGTCATCGTCATACAGAATGCCATTCATGCTGTCTAGGATGGCCTTGCAAACGTTGTCTATATCCAACAGTCTTTTGTCACGGGGATATAAAATGATAGATATATCAATGGGTTGCGATCCAAATGTATTGTATGGTTTGCAAATTTCGTGGACGGCGGCTTTAAAATCTACGCCCCTCTTAGATATATAACGCCTTTTCCCCGATTGCAACCAATAGGAATTGACGCTAGGAGGATATGGAAAACTAAGGGTAATCACCTATATTTATCTTTTTTAAATGGATTTAAGATCTATGAAAGATTATAAACGAAAGGGTTGGCATGGATATTGATAAGGCTGCAAAGTATCTTATTGTTGCTTGGATTAAAGAATGGCGGATGAGAACTTTGTTAGATGCAATTGATGAACATGGTGGAGAGGTTACTCAAGAAAGGATTGACAGAGTACACGCTCAGTTTCCATTTATGCCAAACATTCTTCATGCATATATTTCTTCAAAAGGAAGGGGTATTTTAATGAAGCCTTATGTTGCCAATCTTTCTAAAAAATTAAGCGATGCTTTATGGGATACCCCTGACAATACAAAAAAATTATCTTATTACACTTATGTTAAAAAATTAACAGCAAGCAAATTAGGAAGGATGCAAGGTTTATCAAAAGAAGAGAATGCTGAAAAATCAAAAGATATTAGAGATTACAGATCTTCAGTAGGCGGTTATAGGCAATCAAGAGAAGCTTTTAGATTAGCCCAGGGTAGAGATTGGTTTACAGTTAAATAGGAAAAGAATGACAACATTTACTACGGAAGACAGAGAGAACGCAATAAATGGCTCATATATTGTTAGGAACAAGTGTCCTTGTGATGTATGTGAACATTTTAATAATTGTAAAAAAAATGAATGGGCTTGTAGATCTTTTGCCAAATTTGTTATAGACAATGCTTATTTTGCAGATGCTCCAAGAAATCCAAGCCGAGGCACATTTAATAAAATTTTTAACCAAAAAGATGACAATGTACTAAAGTCATTTGTAAGAGATAAAAAGGGGGATGTAATTGAAGATTAGTCTGAAAGTAACACGGGAGAATGAAGATGGTTCAGCCGATGCAGTAGTTAATTATGATGAAGAGGGTTTGCAAGTAATTGTTCAATATGGCGTGATAGCCATACTTAAAGAGGGAATGGATAACATGGGTAAAAAAACAATTAAAAGTAAAAAACGGGAATTGCAATTAAAGTTAGAAGATGCAATAGAAGATTTCTATTCTATTGTTAATGATGTTGAGCTTTTATATAAAACTCATGGAGATCGCAAGTTGCCAATGGATGAAAATGAAATGGCTAATGCCTTGTTAGGTTTAATTACCAAACAAAAGATGGTTCATTACTGGGCTGTTGATGCTTATGAACAATATTTTGAAATGAATGATTATGCGTCTGATAAAGTAAAAAACCTTAGAGCAAACCTTTTTAACCAAAATGATGACGATGATGGGAGATGTTAATGTCACAATTAAAAGATCAGTATGAAATGAGCCAAGCCGAAGTGGCCGAAAAAATGTTTTTATGCAAAAACACAGTAACAAATGTTGAAAAACGGGCATTGGAAAAGTTTAAAAAATTGTTGGCAGAGCGTGGAATATCTGCAGAAGATATTTTGGTGGACAGATGAGTAGCTGGTTAATCATTGTTACAGGGGTAATTTATGCGTATATATCCGGAGAGCAGTATTTCAAAGGTAATGTGGGCATGGCTATTTGCTACGCTGGCTATGCTCTTGGCAATGTGGGTCTTTATCTAATGGCAACTAAATAGGAATAAAAATGGATAAGAATGAGCAATTAGCATTTAATATTGGGTATGCTACTGGAGCCGTTACAACAGGGATTGTAGTTGCTTGCGTGATTTTTATTGGCGTAATGATTTCTAAGCCTGCATGTGCCCAAGTTTCAAGTTGGGATAGTAGCCCAATGAACTATCGTAACTCAGAGATGAACTACAACAATAGCCCGATGAACTACAATAACAGCCCTTATAACTATAACAATAGCCCATACAACAACAGATCTGATAATGGGGTTTACGATAATAGCGGAAACCGCAGAGGCTATGAAACAATTAGTCCAGAAGGAACTAAGAATTATTTTGATAACAACGGTAACAGAATTGGTTACACACCTTACGGGAGATAAAAATGGTTGACTATAGCGAAACCTTATTGTCCATCAAAAGAAATATGGATCAAGTCCATAAACTTTTATTGGCTAGGGATGTAGATGCTGCAATAAGCTATTTAAAAGCAGTTTCTGAAAGTGCAGATATGTTAGCGGTTTGGATTAAAAACAATAAATGAAACTAACTAACAAATACAATCTACCACAGACATTTATGAATGTCATGGAGCGCCCTACCTATACAAAAGGTAAGGCCCATATATCAGCTACTGAGCTACTTAACAGTCCGCGCATAGTACAGTTGCGTCATAAGTTTGATGATCAAATTGTTACTGATGTTTCGGATAATATTTGGTCAATTATAGGGACAGCAATTCATGGAGTACTTGAACAAGGGAAAGATCCTAACCACATTGTTGAGCAGAGATTACATTCTGTATTTGATGGTTGGCATATTTCTGGGGCTATTGACCTTCAAATTGTTCATGATAATGGAGTAGAGATTAACGACTACAAAAATGTAGGCGTATGGTCTGTCATGAATGAGAAGATTGAGTGGGAACAGCAACTTAATATCTATGCCTGGTTAGTAGAAACAGTAAAAAAGACACCCGTAGTTAAACTAGCTATCGTAGCAATCATTCGTGATTGGAATCGAAGAGATGCTAAATCTCGTCAGGGTTATCCCCAATCAGCAGTAACCGTTTTAGATGTTAAGCTATGGTCAATGGAGGAGCGGGAAGAATTTATTCGTAGCAGGATTCATTTACATTCGGAAGCTTTATTTGCCACGGATACCGGAGAAGTGTTACCATTGTGTACGGCAGGAGAGATGTGGGAAAAACCTACTTCTTATGCCGTTAAGAAAGAGGGAGCTGCACGAGCTAAGTCGGTTCATGCCGAGAAAGTAGAAGCAGAGGAAGCGTTACAAAAAGCAGGCAAAGGATACATTCTTGAAGTTCGAGAAGGTGAGCGCACCAGGTGTGCAAACTTCTGTCCTGTATCTGAGTTTTGTGACCAATATAAATTGTATCAAGAGGAAAAAAATGGAAACAAAACAGAGGAAAAAGAAAGTAACTAGGCAATACTTTATTCCTGCAGGCATTACGCCATTTGATACTGGCAAAGTTAAGATAGGTATTAATTACCAAAAACCAAAGTATGTAGAGTATGACTCTGATATGTTGGAAATACAGAAATGGTTAATTGGTGACCCTGTCAGACTGCGTAAGGAATATTGGATTAATGTAGCTTATTTGTTGGCACTAGCATTTGTTTTGATAGTAATTGTTTTAAAAGGGATTGCGGCATGAGTGCAAATGAACATCAGGTAGGAGGAAATCATTATGCTAGAAACGCTATACAACCTTGGGATTACATTGTATCCAATGAACTTGGCTACCTTGAGGGAAACATTATCAAGTACACCACTCGTTGGAGACACAAAGGCGGAATTGATGACTTGCGAAAAGTCATCCACTACGCAGAAAAGTTAATTGAAGTAGAGCTACACAAAGAGGAAAAGAAATGAAGACTAGACAGGAAATGATTTACGACTTTATGGTCTCGCTATCAGGGAATCCAAACATTTATGATTTGATTCCTTTGCGTGAGGACTTTAGCGAAGTTGGGCCATATGAAACCATCTACAAGGTTGCTTGTGGATTGTCGGATCAATATTTAAAAGGACTTGCGTAATGGACTATAAAGAACTAAGGAAGATTGATGTCTCCAAATACACAGAAAAAAAGAACAACCTCACCTACCTCTCGTGGGCGTGGGCGGTTGACCAACTCTTACTCGCTGACCCGAAAGCCCATTGGTTTTATCCGGAGTACCAAAGATGGGGTAACGGTACAGTCATGGTGTTTTGTACCGTTGTCGCAAATGATATCGCTCGGACAGCACAATTACCGGTTATGGACTACCGCAATAAACCGATTGCTGAACCTGACTCGTTTGCCGTAAACACAGCTATGCAACGCTGCCTTGCCAAGGCGATCGCACTCCACGGAATTGGACTGTATATCTACAACGGTGAGGATCTGCCACCAGATACAATAGAAGAGCCTGTAGCGCAAAAAGTAGAGACACCTAAGCCTAC